CAAACATGGGAATTGGAAAATTAGGTGGTTCTCAATTGATCTTCAAGAGAAAGTTCCGTTGGACTTTTCGTGTAGATGAAATTTGCGGTGGACAATCCGTTGAAGAACACTTTGTTAAAATCGCTTCGAGACCAAACCTATCAATTGAAGAAACGGAAATTAATTTCCAAAACGCTAAGACCTTTATTCCAGGCAAAGCGACTTGGGAAACAATTACAGTAACATACTATGACGTTGCTACTATAGATAACGCACCTTTATGGAACTGGCTTGCCAGTGTCTATGAATTTACAGATCCTGTCGCCCTTAAGCAGGGATCTCAAAGAATTCACTACTCTGGTCGTGGAACGCTCAACCTGTTTGACGGTTGTGGAAACGTTCTCGAAACTTGGGTATTGAACGATATGTGGCCAACAGCCATGAACTTTGGAGAACTAGACTATTCTAGTTCCGAAGAGTCAACAATCGAGCTAACGTTGAGATATGCTTCGGTTGATTATAGATCAGTTTGTCCTGGTTACACGCCACAAAGCTGTTGTGGTCCTTGTACTGGTACATCTGGAGGAACTGTACTAGGAACAGTTAGCTAGAACTCCTACAACATGTTTTACTTCCGGCCATAAGAAAAGCCTGTGTTTTTTCAAACACAGGCTTTTTTTACTATATAAACACATGCAATACGATAACCCTATAGTCATAACTGGACCGCCTCGAAGTGGAACCACATGGATGCAATTTTTTTTATGCTCTCACCCCAACATATACATACACGGGCAAGAGCCTAAGTTATCTTGGAAAGAAAGTACACAATGGCTTGATAAAATGATACAAGCTGGAGAGTGGGGGGAAAAATCAAACAAGAGCAAAACGGTTAAAGACTATGCAATTCCACACTACTCCGGTAGTAATCCGCAAAGGTGTGAATCAATTTGGAGAAAAATGATTTATGAATTTATTTCAGGATACGGAAATCAAAAACCAGGACAAACAAAATGGGGGCACAAAGCATTATGGCTATGCGCAAGAAAAAAAGAAGTTGAGACTCTTAAAAGAGTTTGGAACAACGCAAAGTGGATAGTTTGCATTAGAGATCCTTTTTTATCCTTTGAATCTCAAAAAAATACTTTTGTAAAAAAACAAAATCTAGAAGAATGGATAGATCTTTGGATAAAATCTTATGAATTTTACAAAAGCAATAATGAATCTTTTTTGTTTCAAATAGATAAGTTGTCGCAAAAAAGCAATGAAGAAAAAGAAGAAATAATTTGCGATCTTTTAAGATTTTTAGGAGAACTAAAAACGACTGAAACAGATAAATTTATCTCAGAATGGAAAGTTATCCATAAAGCTTCTCCAGATGATGAAAGAGATTTTAAACTTGGCGACAAAAGAAAAAACGAGATGTTTGAAAAATACTCAAAATTAAAAACTTACATGCAAGAATTGGGATACAAAAATGGCTAATATGGGACTTGATTTTGGACTTGAAAGAAAAAGCTTATGCTGGAAGCAAAAGTTTAGATGGGAGTTTTCTATACCAGGAATATCTCAATCAGGCGTTAACTCATTGCCTCCAAGTAAATCTGCTAGGCCCTCTATAGACTTCAAAGAACAGGAAGCTCAACATCTAAATGAAACAATATATTACCCCGTGAAACCCGATTGGAAACCTATAACACTAGTGTTATATGATTTGGCAAAACAATATCATCCAATATTTGGCTGGATTCAGGAGATATACAACCCTGGCGGAAACAACAATGGGGAATGGGACGTGCCAAATGAAGGATTCAAAAAGAATGGGGACCTTTCAATGCTAAGTGGCTGTGGCGACCCTATAGAAATATGGCGATACGAAAACCTATATCCTCAAAGCGTAGACTTTGGAGATTTAGATTATGGTGATTCCGAACATGTGGTTTGCGAATTAACCTTAAGATACGACAGAGCTTACATAATAACACAATAACACAATCACCTTCCAATAACCTTCAGTCCAGTCCTCAATCGAGAAACTCGCTCTAAGCGGCAAAGGGCTTGCTAAGATGCAACGGCGGATGATCTTAATCTTCATCTTCTTCGACTAAGTCGTCAAATTCAGAAGCAAGTATTTCTCTGCACTCTGCTAGGGCATCCTCTAATTTCTTGGTTTTCCACCCGAGAACCCTGCAAGCTCCACACTTGTTAAGTCTACCTTTTTTTGTATACACTGTTGACTCATTTAAAAGAAATGCCTCAACCAGTTCTCCATATCCTTTATCAACAAGCTTGTCTATAACTTCTTGTCTTTCAAGAATGTCTATCATGTCTGTGTTTTGCATAGTTTATCCTTACAACATCAAATATATAAAAACCATTCACTCATTTCAATGCATGTTTTAAAAATAAATCTATCTTCTATCATTCCACGAGTTTGTCCTGAGATCTTTCCCGTTTCTAAAGGCGGGGGAATACAGTTGAATATTTAGAAAATCATGATATTTTTTCTTTAATTCATTATAATTTCTAGCAGTCCTATAAAGCTGTCGGAAGTGATTTAATATACACGTCGTCATGTAGTTGAAAGCTTTTCCTTTTTGGGGGTCAAAACGATCTATTTTGTCAAAACAAATCATTACGCCTTCTTGAACAGCATCGTCTACATCAATTAGATTGAATTTGGCATATCTCACAATGTTCTCAGAAAGCTTGTAAAAAGCATTTGCCAAGTCTACTTGTGAGTCGCTATAGTCTTGACTTGCTTGGTCGTATAATTTCACATTCTGATTTAATGACTTGTTGTCTTCTTTTGTGTTTGCTTTTCTTTTATTTTTTCTTTTTCTTTTGTCTTTTAAATCTTCTAAAATTAATTCATATCTTGCTTTATTTCTTTTAGACCCTTGAAATTTACATATCATTACTTCAAAAGTTTTATTGTTTAAATATTCTGTGGACATTTTACCTCATATTAATTCGTATCTTGCAATTTGTAGACGTTGTTCTTGAAACATCCGCTTACCTGTTACAGCGTCAATTAGACCTCCTTGATCTTTATAATTATAAAGATCAATTCCAGAATCCCTTGCAAGATCTAAAACATTTTCAACCCTTTGTTAGTTGGTTGGTTAATTGTTGCTTATTGTACATTCCTGTTCTGATCCTATAAGATAGGGAGAAACTTTGTTTTTTTATCAGATATAATTTCTACACCTTTCTTAAAGTGATGCAACTTTCTATAATAATTTTATGAAAGATGAAATAATTCAACATTACCTAAGATTATTAGAGAGTCCAGACGCTGAAAAATGTTATATAGACTTGAAGAAACACTATGATTCTATGGAAATGTCCCCAGAGTCTATTGGTCTGTCTCACTTGTTAAAGGAGAGGTTCAATGTCGTTGTCGATCTGCCTGCTGACAAAAAACAATAGTAAAACTATAGAAAAATGCTTAACATCTATATTTTCAATTGATTGCCAAATAGTAATAGGAGATTTGGGAAGCACAGATGACACTTTAAAAATATGCAAAAAATTTAATTGCGACATATACAAAATTAAGTGGGAAAAAGATTTCAGCAAGGCTAAAAACAAATTAATAGAAAAAACAAAATCAAAATGGATATTTTTTCTAGAGCCTTGGGAGTTCTTGGTTAAAGGGCATGACAAAATTCAGTTGCTAAACGAAGAAGATGCCGCTTCTACTGCGTATTTAATTCAAGTTATGCAAAATAAAAACATAACCAAAGAAGTTCGAATATGGAATGAAGATAAATCCTTGAAGTACAAAAACCCTGTTCACGAACATGTTGACATACAATGCTCGAACCTGATACCTGTTGTAGTGTTCTCGCAGGAAATTCAAAATCCTAAAGAGAAACTTGAAATTGTAGAAAATTGGATGAAAGACAGTCCCACACTATCAGGTCCCATTTACTACAAAGCATGCAACTTGTTGCGAATGGGAGAGTATGAACATTTTATAAATGAAGCAAACCGATACCTTTTCCAAGAAGGTCAAGGAAAATCAGTCGTCATGATGAAATACTATATGGCAATTGTTTTTTTAACTCATGAAAAAGATTATAAAAAATCAATTCAACAAATTTTACCGTGCTTGGCGGTAAGGCCGTTAATGGCAGAGTTTTGGTGTCTACTGGCTGATATTTACTATCAAATGAAAAATTATAAAAAAGCCAAAAGCTTATACTTAAATGGAATTCTAATGGGGGAAAAAAGACTATCGAACGATGACTGGCCAGTGGACATCACAAAATACAAAGAATATCCTAAAAAAATGATTTCAAGTTGTAATAAAATCTTAGAAGAAACTAAAGTTGTATATTAAATTTTTCCAAACGAACCATAAAAGTTCAAAGCTTGTTATAGATACAGTACTAGTAATTTTGGAAGGAACCGCACATGGATGTACAACAAATTAAAGAATTACAAGAATGTAAAAAAATGATGCAAAGTATTCCTATTGGAATTTATAAAACTTCCATTGATGGAACCTTTTTGAAAGCTAATGATTTCTGTGCTAGAATGTTTGGTTACAATAGTGCAAAAGAATTAATTGGCACAAACATAAAAGATATATACTGCGGTTGCCCAACAAGAGAAAAGCTTCTTGTTGATTTGTGCGACAATAATAATACTTTAGAAAATTATGAAGTACAATTTAAGCTATCAAACAAAAGAGGCAAAATGGGATGCATCCCTAGTGCCAAGGCTGGAGACCGTATATGGGTGGCAATCACCGCATCCCTGAACTGTGACAACACTCTCCATGGAACCATGATGTGCATCACAGAGAGAAAAAGAATAGAAGAAGAGCTAGAGTCTATAAAACAAAAAGAAAC